ATTATCTGAACCATCAACACTTGGTTCTGCATTCTTTGGTAGATATAACTCTACCGATGGAACAAAAGATTTAACAAATGAAACTATATTTGCAGTAGGAACTGGTAACTCAACTACAAGAAAGACTGGTTTCTTAATCGATAGTGGGTCTAACTCATACTTTGAAGGTACACTTAATGTATTAGGTAGTTCAACATTCACAGGGTCTCTTAATGGATTAACTTTAACAAGAGGTAGTGGAAGTAATAATACCGGTTTAGGAGTTAATGTATTACAAAACGCAGTTAGTGGTGGTAATGTTGCGATAGGAGCAAATGCATTACAATTAAATACTTCTGGAACCGATAACATAGCATTAGGTGATAATGCATTACAACAAAATATATCTGGTGACAGAAATATGGCTATTGGTTCAAATACATTGGACTCAAATACAACAGGTACACTTAATGTCGCTATTGGTAATGCAACATTATCAGGATTAGTAGATGGTAGTGCAAATGTGGGTATTGGATTTGAAGCACTTAAAAATCAAACAACATCAAATGATAATGTTGGTATTGGTAAACAAGCATTAAATCAAAATATAAGTGGGTCAAGTAACATAGCAATTGGAGCACAAGCTGGATATAATGAAACAGGTAGTGGTAATTTCTATATTAACAATACACAATATGGTTCTATAAATGCTGATAGAAGTGGGTCTTTGATGTGGGGTAAGATGGATACCACAACTGCTAATCAAACTTTACAAATCAATGCAGCTACTACTATTACTGATGATTTAATTGTATATGGTAACAAACAATTCAATGTGGGTGCATTCAGTTCATTAGTAACTCAGTCAGGTAGTGCAAATGTATCTCAATCAATGAATTTTGAAGTAACTGATAAATCTGAAGGTGTATCAATTGCATCTAATTCACAAATTACATTAACAAATAGTGGAACATACAATATTCAATTCTCTGCACAATTATTAGCAGATACAGGAGCAGATGATGTATACATTTGGTTAAAGAAAAACGGAACTAATGTATCAGCATCAGCAGGACATGTTGTATTAGCAAATAATGAAGAATTGATTGCAGCATGGAATTATGTGGTAGATGCAGCTGCAAGTGATTACTTTGAAATAGTATGGCAATCAACAAACGGAGATGCAATACTATTAACAGAAACCGCAACAGGCAATATACCATCAATACCATCAGTAATCCTAACAGTCACACAAGTAAGATAAAATAAATCAAAAAAATAACTATTTCTAAAAATAGTATTGTTAAAACTAAAATAAACAAACATGAACGCGAAACAAGTATTAAATAAGATAATGACACTTTTATCAAAAGATGAAATTGAATTAACTTATGCAAAGTTAGCAGACGGAACAATCGTAGAGTCTGCAACATTCGATGTAGGTGAAGACCTATTCGTAGTATCAGAAGATGGTACAAAATCTCCTGCACCAGACGGAACTCACGACTTAATGTTGAGAGATACAGAAGGTAATGAAACCATGCTTAAAGTAATTTCTAAGGATGGTAAGATTGTAGAAAGAGAGAATGTAGAATTAGCTGACGCTGATGCTGACATGGTAAAGGTAGAATCTATACCACAAGCAGACGGAGCTAAGCCTGTTGAAGATGTCCAAATGGCAGAAGAAACAGAAGAAGTAGGCCCATTACCAACAACTGGTGACGGACAACCTGCAGATACCGAAGACGAACCATCTATTGAAATTGAATTAAAAGATATGGTTGCTAAATTGGCATACAGAATTGAAGAGATGGAAAAGAAAATGATGGAGATGGCTGAACCTAAGATGGATGAAGAAGTAGTAGACAAAGAAGCAGATGTTAAAAAAGAAGATGACATTGATATGGAACTTCCTAAATTAGACGGAGCACCTGTTGAAACTAAAATGGCTTCAGTAGAATTAAACAAGAAAAATTATGGTAAGAAAACTATGAATTCACAAGATTCATTCTTATCTAAACTTTATAAATAAAATTATTAAAATCATTAAATTAAAAAAATGAAAAAACAACAAAATTTCACAACTGGACAACCTACAATTACTAGCACTTATGCTGGTGAATTTGCAGGTCAGTACATTGCGGCTGCATTATTAAGTGCAAAGACTTTGGATAACAAGTATGTTGAAATTCACCCTAACGTGAAATTCAAAGAAGTAATCCAAAAATTAGAAGTATCTGGTATCGTACAAGATGCATCTTGTGATTTCGTAACATCTGGTAGTGTTGCATTATCTGAAAGAATTTTACAACCAAAAGAATTACAAGTTAACTTGTCATTATGTAAGCAAGAATTCGTAGATAGCTGGGAAGCAATGCAATTAGGATATAGTGCATTTGATACTATCCCTGCTAATTTCAACGACTACTTAATTTCTTACACAGGTGGTAAAGTTGCAGAAGCAACTGAAATTGCAATCTGGCAAGGAACTAGCACTAATGGTTCTTTCTTAGGATTTGAAACATTATTCTCTGCTTCAATCGCAGCAGGTGGTGCATCAGCAGTATTAGCAGCTAAGAGTGGTTCAATCGTTATCTCTGGTAGTATCACATCTGCAAATGTAATCGAAAAATTAAACAATATCGTAAACACTATCCCTGATGCTGTTTATGGTAAAGAAGATTTATTATTGTATGTAGGTACAGGTGTTGCAAAAGCTTACCAAACTGCTTTAGGTGGTGGTGCAGTAGGTGCAAACGGATACAACAACCAATTGACTGTAGGAGAAAAACCTTACAACTTCAATGGTATTGATATCGTAATGTGTCCTGGTATGTCTGCTAACAAAGTAGTTGCAGCTCAAAAATCTAACTTATTCTTCGGAACAGGTTTACTTTCTGACTACAATGAAGTAAAAGTATTAGACATGGCTAACATTGATGGTTCTCAAAACTTTAGAATTATCATGAGATATACAGCAGGTGTTCAGTTCGGTATCGGACAAGACATCGTTTACTATGGTGCTTACTAATAAAAAAACTAATTAAAGGGTGAGTAGAAACACTCACCCTTTTTAATAACAAAATAAAACTTAATCAATATGGCTTGTAATTTATCAGCTGGAAGAAACGAAGTATGTAAAGATAGTATCGGCGGTTTAGCCGGTGTTTACTTTCTAAACTATACTACTGGGTCTTTCACTAAGAACGGTAATGGTGAAGTAACTGCATTCCCTTCAGGAAGTACAGTCTACTACTACCAATTAAAAGGAACAAGTGCATATACTGAGACAGTTAATACATCTCGTGAAAATGGTACAACTTTCTTTACACAAGAGTTAACTCTTAACTTAAAGAAATTGACTAACGAAATGACTACTCAATTAAAGCTTATGGCTTATGGTCGTCCTCAAATCGTTATACACACAATGAACGGAGATGCTTTATTAGTAGGTGAGAACGAAGGTGCAGATTTAACTGCAGGTACAATCCAAACAGGAGCAGCAATGGGAGACCTTTATGGTTATTCTGTTACTATGACTGGTACGGAACAATTACCTGCATCATTTATCAGCGGTTCGACTATCGCAAATCCATTTGCAGCATTAGTTGGTAACCCAACTGTTGTCTACGGAACTAATAGCTAATCGGTATATCACAAATATATTATAAAGACCCTACTCTATTGAGTAGGGTTTTTTTATTCACTATATTTACTATTTCCAATGTTAAAGATAAGAACAAACTAATACAAGATAATGCTTACTTATTTTATATCTGGCAGTAATAATTACACTATTAGAGTAGCACAAACTACCTCTAACGCCTTTACGATGTCCATACAAGATATGACAAGATTAACTAATACTACTGCATCTTTATCCGGAGTAACTTATAACACATATGAAAGTATGTTATCTTTTACTGCATCTATAAGTGGTGCAATAGTAGGTGAAGAGTATAGAGCATTTATAACTGATAATAGTGGAAGTATTTTTAATGGTTCAGTACAAGTATTTACTTCACAAAGTATTTCTAAACCAGAATACAAAACACAGAATGATGGATTTATATCAAACCCATCTACAAATGAATATGTAATTATAGACTAATATGAAAAAAGAAACGAAACTTTCAATTGTAAATGTAACTAATAACCAACTTCCTTATATTACAGAGGATACTAAAACTCGATATACATGGGTGCCATTCGGTGTCTATGGACATGACGACTTCTTTGACGCAGTTAATGTTGCATATAATGCATCAACAACTAATGCAGCATGTGTAGAAGGTATTGCTGATTTAATATATGGTAAAGGTTTATACTCAAAGAATTTAACATTCAATGATACATTACAAAAGATGATTCCACAAGAGGAAACAAAGAGAGTTGCATTTGACTTAAAGTTATTTGGTAATGCAGCATATCAAGTTTATTGGAATGATGAACATACTAAAATAATTAAGATGTTTCATACACCAATACAAACTCTTCGTGCTGAGAAGTTATACGATAATCCAAAGATACAAAACTATTATTATTGTGTAGATTGGAATGACCAAAGAAAGGTTAGAGATAAGAAAAAGATACCTGCATTTGGGACTTCTAATGAAAAGATGGAAATACTATGGGTAAAGAATTATACTCCAAATTTATACTATTATAGTTTGCCTGATTGGGTATCTGCAATGCAATACTCAAT